GGCGCTTACAACACCACAACCGGCACGGTTGCAGAGACCAACACCGACACCGAGCACACGGGCACGCTGAGCGATGTGACCCTGCGTGAGGTCAATGAGTTGATTCAGGCGGGCGACAAGATCCTTACGGTCCCGGCGTCTGAGTTTGCATCGCGGCCGAACAACAAAGACAAGATCGTAATCAGCACCGTGGTGCATCAGGTGATCACCATCAGGGTTGAGGAGCTGAACGGTGTGGATCTGATTTACGAGTTCGTCTTGAGGGCGTAGCGATGGCCAAAGAGATCCCGCTAGGCGACATTCCCGACTACCTGCAGGAAAGCGTCCGGCTGGTAGTTGCCGCGGCCACGCTGGAGGCAGAAGGACGCCTGAAGGTGGCCACGCCTGTGGGTGAAACTGGCGTGCTGCGGAATGGCTGGAAAAGCGACACGCCGTTGCCGGGAGACAAAAACCCAACAGGCGCAGTAATCAACAACGTGGTGTACGCCGAGCCAAACATTTACGGCACCGCGTTGCCGCCATCTTGGAAGGATAAATACAGAACACGCCAGGGCACAAAGCCTGGGTTCCCCGATCTGATTGCTAAGGAGCTTGAGACCTGGGCCCAGGGCGAGTTCCAGAAGATCCTTCGGAGGGCGTAATGGCTGCTGCAGACCTAAACACCATTCGGTCGGTTATTGAAGCCAGGCTGGCCACAGAGCTGGCAGGCAGCCCAGCCATCCCGGTGGTGTTTCACAACATGCCCTACACCCCGACGCCAAACAGCAGCTGGGTGCAGTGCCTTACATCCTTCGGGAACAATGAGTTTTTAAGCCTTGGTGGCACCAGCGATTCAGACAACCGGATTGTCGGTGTTGTTGTGATCAATATCTTTTCAGCTGCAGGTGTTGGCCCTGGCGCGAATTATGTGATTGGTAAACGGGTTCGTGACCTTTACAATAGGGTCAACGTGTCGGGGGTTTACTTCGACGCTCCTATCGGCCCGGAGGTTCTGGCCTCACCAGCTCCTGAGGGCTACTTTCAGACTCAGGTCCGTGTGACCTTTGAATTCATCGAGGAACTCTGACCTATGGCTTTTTATCGAGGCGAAGAAGGGAGCGTCAAGTTCGACGACGCAGGCTCTAGCAATTCAGCCATCACCAGCACCCGGTCCTGGTCTCTGACCCTCGATAAAGAGGTTCTGAGCACCACCGTGATGGGCGACACCTATGGCGGCAACGTCGGCGGGATCATCCAGGGCAGCGGCAGCGTAGAGGTGATTTACACCGCGTCGTCCTCCGATGAAACGGCCGCGTTTGTTGATCACGTCAACACTGCCACAGATCCGGGCACCGCATCGTTTGAGCTGTTCCTAGACACCAGTGGCGACAAGAAAATAACTTTCGACGGTCTGGTGACATCGGCCGATCTATCGGCCACCGTGGGCGAAATTGAGATCATCACCGTCAATTTCACAACTAACGGCACCATCACCACCGCTATCTGATCATGGCTTTTTATCGCGGACAACAGGGCACCATCAAGTTCGACAAGGACGCAGCTGGTGCAGCACTTGGAGAGATTGCAGCCGTGCGGTCTTGGTCCCTGTCGGTTGAAAAAGAAGTCCTGGAAGTCACCGACCACGGCGACACCTTCCGGGCCTATGTGGGCGGCTTGGTCAGTGGATCTGGCTCTTGTGAAGTGCTCTATGACGCACCGAGTGCAGGTGACAAGTTGGATCTGTTGAACGAGGCATTGACCACAGAAGACCCAGCAAACGCAAACTTTGAGCTTTACTTGGACGAAAGTGGCGACAAAAAGATGTCGTTTGCTGCCTTAGTTACCGGCGCTGAATATAGTGCTACCGTTGGTGAGATTGAAGTGATCACGGTCAACTTCACCGCCAACGGAACTATTACCTCCGGTATTTGATGCCTGCGACACAACGAACCGTAGATCTGCTGGTTGGGGCGTTTGATCTCAGCCAGCGTCGGAAGTTTGTCCTTAAAAACGGCGATGGTGACCCCATCGTCGATTTGTATTTCAAGCCGATCACCCGTTCAGATCGCAAGCGTGCCCAGAATCTTGCGGGCAGTGAAGAAGCTTTGGACTTGTCCACCCATATGCTTTGCCAGATGGCGGAGCTGGAGGACGGCACAAAAGCGTTTGCGGCTGCTGATGCCCCCAAGCTGCAACGTGAGCTGCCTGAGTCGGTGCTGAATGAGGTTGAGTTGTTCTTGTTCGGCCTCGGTGCTGATACCGATCTGGAAGACGCAAAAAACGACTAAAGCAGGACAAGTGGACCTTTTATGAGTTCCACCTGGCCTGCGAACTAGGGATGACTGTAAGCAGGCTTCGCACTGAATTAACTGATGCGGAGCTTGTTTACTTTGCGGCCTTCCACCAAATCAAGGCGGAAGAGGAACAGAAGGCAATAGATCGCGCAAAGAACAGTCGGCGGTAGCATTGAATTACTGCTGGTCAGGCCGTGGCTGAATCCGTCCTTAGATTCAGGGTTGAAACTAAAGACGCGAACCGCCAGGTTGCTGCCCTTAGGGCACAGGTTGAACGGCTAGAAGTTGCTGTAAAGGGTGCAGGTGGCTCGACAAGAGCTGCTGGCGCAGGTTTTAAGGTCTTTTCTGGTGGCGCTCAGGCGGCTGCTGTAGGCGCTCGTGGCCTCGGTGCGGCACTGAGTACAGCGTTGGGGCCATTGGTTGCTGTGACGACTGCAGCGGCAAGCCTGGGCCAAGTCTTTAACGTGCTGCGCCAACAGGATTTTTCTGAGGCAAAGGTTCGTTCTCTTGGCGTCAATAGTGATGAACTGCGTGGCCGGTTGAGTGAGGTCAGCCGGGAGCTATCGGGCCAGGCCAGCGTCCTAGATCTGACCGCTGCGGCTTACGACGTGGCATCTGCAGGCTTCAACGATGCGGCCTCGGCTTCCAAGATCTTGAAGGCAGCCAGCCAGGGTGCCACTGGTGGATTCAGTGACATCAACACGGTGGCCGATGCCACCACCTCGGTGTTGAACGCCTACGGCAAAACATCAGCCGACGCCGCGAAGCTGGTCGATGGCTTCATTCAGACGCAGAACGACGGCAAGATCGTCATTGGTGAGTATGCGGCCAACATTGCGAAGGTGGCCCCGGTGGCAGCTGCCCTCGGTGTTCCACTTGAGGAGGTCAACGCAGCTGTGGCTCAGATCACTGCTGGAGGCCAAGGCGCGGAAGTTACGTTTACCGCACTGAAAACAGCCTTTGCCCAGGTGGCAGCGGGCAAGGTTGGCCAAGAGTTCAAAAAATTTGGCGTTGAGATCAACAGCGCAACGCTGCAGAGCGATGGCCTGGCGGGCACGCTGCAAAAGATCAAAGACTCAGGGGCGGACGCCGGAACAGTTATCAAGGCGTTTGGCACCGAGGCTGGCCCGTCAATCCTGGCGCTGTTGAACGCCACCGAGAAGTTCAACCAGCTTTTGGAGAATCAAGTCAACGCACAGGGGGCAGCCAAGAAAGCAGCGTTTGAAGCGTCAAACACCATTGATGGTCAGTTGAAACGATTGACAACGGCGTTTCAAAACCTGTTTACAGATCAATCGGAACTAGGCGTTGTCATCAAAGAAACGTTCAAGGTTGCTGCAGTTACGGTTGAAACCTTGACCGCTGCCGTGAAGCTGGCGGCCGCACCATTCCGCGCAATCTTTGCAGCCGTTGGCGAGATCGGATCGGCCATTGGCCAGGCCCTTGGCGTTGAGAGCCTTGATATTGCCTTTCAGTTAGAGGAAGGCTTCCAGCGTTTCCTTGGTGTACTAAACATCATTTCGCAGGTTGCCATCGGTGTCGGCAAGGTGATCGGCAAGGCCATCGGCGGGGTGATCGGGACCGTTATCAACCTGACCAAAGGGCTGCGGACAACGATCATCGAAGGTATCGGCGGGTTGATCATGACCATCCCGCGATTGCTGGGCAGGCTCTACGACATGCTGCCGGATTTTGCAAAGGGCCTGATTGATCGAGTGCTGGGCAAAGGCAAAGCCTTGGTGATGAGCCTGGCTGAAATGGGAGGTGGTTTTGTCAGTGACATCACGCAGCCAACGGTGAACATCGCCAACGCAGTGCAGCAAACAGGCGGAGTGCTTGGTGGCGGGACCAAACCAAAAACAAAAGAACAGAAAGATGCTGAGAAGGCAAGGAAAGACCAGCTAGCGCAGAAAGACAAATTGCTGCAGCAGCTTGAGCGACAGTTTCAGCTTGAAACCGCAGTTGATGACAAGAAACGTCGACAGCTTGAGCTGGATTTCAAGATCGCCGACCTGAAGACACAGTTTCCTAAGCTGACTGAGGACGAACTAAAGCCGCTGGTTGAAAGGCTGCAGATCAACCATCAGACACTTGAAAACAAGCTTTTGCAAGAGGCCGCAGACAAGAGAGCGCAAGAAAATGCAGACGCGCTGAAAGCTAAATACGAAGAACTAGACAACACATTCAGGAACGGTCTGGTTGACGGAATCATTGCCGCAGTAGAGGGCACTAAGTCACTGGCTGATTCTTTGGTCGGCGTCATCAAGCAGATGGCAAAGCTGATCCTTCAACAAAAACTTCTTAATGCTCTCAAGGGCTTTAGCTTTACCAGCATTTTGGGCTTCGCTAACGGCGGCCGCCCGCCAGTCGGTCGTCCTTCAATCGTTGGTGAAAATGGGCCCGAACTGTTTGTGCCTGGACGTGCAGGGACAATCATCCCCAATGATCAGTTAGGCGGTGGCGGTGGCACCAGCGTGGTTGTGAACGTTGACGCCAGCGGCACTACCGTCGAGGGCAACGAGGGCCAGTCACGTCAGCTCGGCGCTTTGATTGGCGCTGCTGTCCAGACTGAGTTAATCAAGCAGCAACGACCTGGAGGACTTCTAAGCCGATGACCGCTAGCTGGGATACATCCGTCAACCTCCAGCCGACATACGGCACGACGAAGGGCAGCCAGCCGCTGGTTCGCCGGGCGCGGTTTGGCAGCGGTTATGAACAGGTGGGCAGCCTGGGTATCAACCAAAACCCCAAGTCGTTCACGCTGACGTACAACTTG